TCACGAGTACATCGTTAACCTAAATAAAGAACAATACAAACCAGAGGGTTACATTGAAAGACAAGACGACAAAGACGTCTATTTCGAGTGGAGACCAATCTCAGTGAAATAAGTAAAATATAAAAATCGAATATGAAATTAAGAAGGTATGATAGTTTTGTCGAACGTTCAAAGGTTGATAATAACTTTGAGTTGTTGAACGAAAACCTTGAAAAATCCAAGAAATTTATGTTGGACAATTACATTTTGTCCACTGCTGTAAAATCAATAGGTCTTGTCAATCTACTTGGTAAAGAAAAGGCTGAACAGATTGAGTATGATATGCAGGAGGGTAACAAAAAGTCTTTAAGTCCTACGGACTTCGCCAGTATAGACACTGAGAAGAAGAAGATGCTCACTGATGAGATGAAGTCCGTCAAAATTAAACGTGAGACTTTGTTAGAGGGAGACACTTTAACAAAGTTAAGTAATAGAGTGGGTGTTGATATCATTAACTTGAAGTCGATGAACTCTTGGTTATCTGAGTATGGTCCGGACGATGTTCTACCACACTTGAACAAAGATGGGAATACTGTTGATGTGATTGCTGCTAAATTAGACGATAGCATAGTGAAAAGTCTTATTACGACACCAGAGTTCAAAGCACTAAGAGAGCTTTCCGTTGATGCCACTGCGGCTGACGGTAAGACTAAGGAATACGTTCTTGATAAAGACAACATCGGTTGGCTTTCAAACTTCGTCTACTTCTACTACGTAGAGGGAACGGACCTGGATGGACTAAAGGCTATCTATAAGATGCTCGTCGAGAATAGTGACCTTCTACCTAAGTTAGAGATAATGGAGGGTGTAAAGCTCGTTAAGAAACCATTCGACCTTAACTTCATAAACATAAGGATACCTAACAACGCAGAGAAGTTGATTGATGCACTCAATAGACTTCCTTTACAAAGAAATTATAACAAATACTACAAAGACCTTCCTAGACACTTAAGAGCGGATCTTGACAAAGAGCCACAGATTATAAAGGACAAGTTCGCAGCAGTTGCAGAGGGATTTGAGACACTATTTATAGACCCATCGACTGAAAAAAGATGGACTGATAAAGAGAAACTTGACAAAGCTGATAAAGACTTCAAAGGATTTTGGGGTAAGATGGACAAGGACACACGTGAGGGATCGAAGACTTTCGGACAATCAGTTTTCATGTCCCCTATATTCAGGTACAAGACTATCACCGAACTAATCGATAATGCCAATGGATACCTCAAAGCACTTGGTAACTCTAACTTCGAGGCATTTTATGACAAATTCAACACGTGTAACCTACAATTCGGTGACGCCGGTGCAAAAGAGATGTTCAACTCCAAAGGTATTTTTATAATCGAGGTCAAATCTTTCGGTGCGAACAGGGTTCTAAACGGTCACACAACGCACTGTATCAAAGACTCACTTAGTCAGTGGAATAACTACGTGAATATGGACAGGAATAGGAACTTCGTTGAGGAGAACAAGCAGTACTACATCTACAACTTCAACCTTCTTTCATCTGACCCGATGTGGACTATTGGTGCAACAATCGAACCGGATGACAATTATGGATACCTAAGGGCGGCACACAACAAAACCGACCAGAGTGTTTCGAGTAGTCTACTTAGGATACTCAATGACTGGACGGATAAATACGACATCAAAGAAGATGCGACGAATAAGGCGAAAGCACTCGGTGTGACCAGTGATGAAATTGCGAAATATGGACCATTATATTGTATAATGAGACCTTTATCTGGAGAGGAGTTTGATAGGAAAAAGGCACAAAGACAAAACAACATAGAGATAGTCAAGCCAGGATTGTCAATCGAAAGGTTGAAATGGCTCACTATTGGTGGTAAAGACGAGAATGGTAAGGTCGATCCTAAATCTGGAGGAGCTGATGTGAACAGAGAAGGTGATAAAAAGAATAGTGCTGTACTCTACAACGCAGTATTGGAAGATGATGTCGAAAAGGCTGAATTTCTTCTGAATCTTGGTGCGATGCCAAACCTATTCGACCACAGAAGAAACGCGCCAATCTCTTTCGCTAAGTCTAAGGAGATGATAAAACTTCTCGTTTCTAGGGGATCCGTTCTTACACCACAGGTTTTTGGAACAATCTGTCAAGATGTAGAGACTGTTGAGTTCTGTTTGAAATCTGGTCTCGATCCGAACTTTGAGAACTCTTTCCCACTTAGAGCGTCTTGTAAAGGATCTTACAAAAGTGCTAACGAACCAGGTGAAGTTTTTTGGGACTCGTTCAAACTTTCACTTAATTACGGTGCCAGCCTTGTTGATGAAACAGGAAACTTCTGGATACTCAAATGGGCTGCAGAATATGGAAGAATTGATCTTATCGACTTCGTAGATAAAGAACTTGAAGGTAAACAAGGTTATGTAGGTGCATACTGTTGGATGTCAATGGTTAGAAAAAGAACACCTGAAGACAACAAAAAAACCGCAGCTAAACTTATTGAACTTGCAGAGAAATATGAACCAGAAACATGGGATGCACTTCCAGATACTAAAAAATGGCACCTTAGAAGATAATGCGTTATTTATTATTATTTGAAGGATTTCAGGAATCTGAATTCATAAGAACTGCTACTTATAAAGGGTATGTTAAGAGTGGATTTGTAAAACCGAATTTAGATGATATGCTTGACTGGATGAATACCATAAAAAAGAAGATGGAATCCGCGACTGGTGATGAACTAAAATGGTTGGAGAAAGAGATGCTGGCAATAAATTTTATACTAAAAAGACACTATTGAAAAAAGAGACCAATTAGGTCTCTTTTTTTATTCATCATCTCTAACGCATCTTACTGCGGCTCGATCATGTAACGAACCTTTTCCATTCTCTTTGTTCCTTCGGTTGTCTAATCTTATACCCCAACATCTTTCCCCTTCTAAATCAGAAGACCACCAGAATCCACCGTGTAACCTCTCTACTCGTTTCTTCAATATGGCTTCATCCTGTACTATCTCGTAACTTATATACCCCGGCAATTCGTTGAACATAATCATCTTCATATCAATGCTCAACATATTAAATAAGGTATCCCATTCACCGATTCTTGGTACCCTCCATCTTTCAGGACATGCACTTTGTGCACCGGGTGGATTGAAGTAGATGCTGTCGTAGTTTGCGTTCAGGAACAGACCAACACCTGGCATATTTTTCTGTGTCTTCATATCAAGTAGGTTATCCTTCTCGTATGGCCTTAGATTGTTTAGGAACCATAGTTTCCAGTCTATCGTTTCTGCACCGTTGTCTTCGTGTCTGACATAGCCAATACTTACGATTTTGTAAAGGTGTCCTTCGAACACTATGTCGTCATGTGGTTGGAATAGACGAACAGAAATGCCCTGTCCGAGCGATGTCAAACAGAGCAGTAATGATAGATATGTTAGTAGGTTTCTCATTCTTTGTGTAGATAGTTGTTTATGTAGTTGCTTACAGCCATCGCGACACCCGCTAAACCAAGACCTCCGACAATCCACAACGGGTTGTTTTTTGCCACACCAATCACACCGGAAACCGCTACAACTCCTAACAATAGGACTGCGAACATCGGCATAATAGCTTTTGCGTTGGTTACCTTATCAATTCTTTCTACCCACACCAATCTCTCAATTGCATCCTGCATGTCTTTTCCGTATGCAGGAACGTCGTGGATTGTTCCATCGACTTCTTGTATGGTTACTTTGTATTTGAAGTATCCTGGGTGATCTTTACTTTCTCTAATTAGTTCTGCTTTTGTTGCTTTTCTTCTACTCTTCATTTTTGTTTGTTTCTTTTTACAAATGTATGTATTTTTTTCGGTATATAAAAAAGTCTCTTTTTGTGACTGAGCTATTCTCGCGAATTTTTTATAACTCTAACTTTCTCTTTTGTTTAACCCTTCTCAAAATATTCTTTATCACATCGAGTATTGAGATGTTCACCAAAACTTCTCTTCTCATTGTTTCTCTACTGGATTTCATAGTGCCTTCCATAACTGTTCTTTTATTCATATTTTTATTTTATTTTTAGTGGAGATACCCGGTTACGATCCGGGGTCTATGGATTGCAAATCCATTGTAATAGCCGATTATACGATATCCCCAAATAGAAGGGAGACTAACCTTCTGTTGTTCCTTTGTACGTAGGAACTTTTAAGTCTTTTTGTGCGAGAGACGGGGCTTGAACCCGCGACCTTCTGGTTGGAAGCCAGACGCTCTAAGCCAACTGAGCTACTCTCGCGTTTATTTTGTACCGATAGCGGGATTTGAACCCACAACCTTGACGATATAAGCGTCCTGCTCTCACCAATTGAGCTATATCGGCATTTTGTAGTCCGTACGGGATTCGAACCCGTGATCTTCTCCGTGAAAGGGAGACGTGTTAAACCGCTTCACTAACGGACCATTTTTGTGGAAGTGGCGGGAATCGAACCCGCTCAGGCAACTGTCACTGGTTTTACAGACCAGCCCGACTCTCCAACTTCGGCGCACTTACATAAACGAAAAAACCCAGTCTTTTTGAGACTGGGTTTATCATATTTTGTAATTATCACAACTACTCAACAGACAAAGTCAGTCCACTTACAAAGCTCCCCGCCTCATATGCATAACCTATCGCTTCTATGTTGATAATTGTTCTCATTTTATTTAGTTTTTTATCGTTGTTTCTTTTACAAATATAAGTATTTTTCTTTTACTTGTTCTATATATATAAAAGTTTTTTTCTTTCTTTTTGTATTTTATTGAAAATAAGTTAAAAAGTTTGAAAATTTATCGCAATTCATAATACCAACCACTCCACCAACAGTACCAGGCATAGGAGTTCTGCCATTGTGTTACCCAACTCCATCCATTCCATACATAAATATATCCTGAGTAGGATTGTCTTTCCCATTGTAATATCCTGTATCTTCTTTCTATTCCCAATGGTGTCATAACGGAATAATAAGGATCATATTCTTTTATTATCTGACCTTGATATTGGTAATATTGTCCGGCTTGCCAACCACTCTGTGCATTTGAAACTGGTGAAAATAAGGACAGTGTTATAACTGCTGCTAATATGTATAATATTCTTTTAATCATTAGTAAACTCTTATTTTTATACATTCTTGAAACTGACTAGGTTCTGCGGTTCCGTTTACTACGTTTCCTAACGCATCTCTAACTTCCCAATCGACTTTACTACCTGATGTGAATTGGTATGTTGCACATCCTGCGGCACTACAATTTCCTGGTCCATATGGGTAGAAACCTGTGATTGTTCCTTGTGCAGAATTATTAACGTAAAGTGTAAGTGGTGGATAGTTTGCAGGTCCAGAGACATAGAATATAGCTTTCGAATATTCACAGAGAGAATTATCTTCTCTGGTCATTATGTCAGAACTATAATTGAGAGCTTTTGGATCTTCACATCTCCTACATGATGTAAATAACATCGAAACTGAGACAAATGCAAGTAATAATATTTTACTCATATATTTAATTATTTTTTATTTTGTATTTATTTACAAAACATTTGTTTGCGGAAAGCTACGGAATCGAACCGTATACCTTGCAGTACGTCGCGCTTTCCAGGCGGACCTCCTCACCATCAGAGATAGCTTTCCAGTTGCGGAAAAAGTAGGTGTCGATCCCAATACCCGGAGGTACCCACTGTTTTCAAGACAGGGCTGCAGGCCGCTGCAGTTCATTTTCCATTTGCGGAGAGCAGAGTACTCGAAACCCATTCCTTTCAGAACCACTCGCTTAGCAGGCGGTGTCAGGGACCTCCCTGATTTACTATCCAATTTTGCGGAGAAACTGAGCACCGAAGTCCACACTACTTTCTCCTTTTGTAGTCCCAGAGGGATTCAAACCCTCACATCTCTCGGTTCGTAGCCGAGTGTTTTGTTCAGTTAAACTATGGAACTATATAACACAAAAAACCCTCAGATTTTCATCCGAGGGTTTACATAATATCTTTTAATATCGACAATTATAAACACAATCGGATTCTATACACTCTTGACGAGCGACTTGACGAACTTGATATGTTGATAATTGTTTTCATTGTTTCTTATATATTATTTTTTATTCTTTGTTTTTATTATTTATTTTGGTAGGGAGGTGGGATTCGAACCCACGACCACGCGGTTAACAGCCGAAGTAACTCTTCTATTCGGCACTCTTGCGAGGCAAAGTTATAAATGAGTATTTGTACGTGCTCTACCAACTGAGCTACTCCCTACATATTATTTCTTTTTGGAGAAGGCTTTCTCTAGTTCGATATGTTTATCACTATTTTGCCATTTATCTCCGTTAAGTGTTTTCCAGGTACCATCATACATTCTTTTATGTACTTCATTTTTACCATTATCATTTGTGTATATGATTGAATACCTGTAATCTTCTATTTTAATAATTTCCATTCTATTTTATTCTTATATTCAGTGAACCTGGATTGAGTGGAACATCATCGACTTTGAAGTTATAATCTTTCGATACATCCTTTACAATCTGTTTCATTCTTTCACTTATTCCGGTCACGACTTCTACTTCGAAGTGTCCACGTTGTAACATCTCCCAGAAGAACTGGTCGAGTCTTTGTTGTACATCTGCGTGTTTGATACCGTGAAGGTCTATTCTGTTCATAATTTTATATATCATTCTGTGACCCCACCGAGACTCGAACTCGGACTGTTACATTAAAAGTGTAAAACGCTAACCAATTACGTCATGAAGTCATATTTTTTGCGCGAATGGTAGGAATCGAACCCACTCCGTGGGGGTTGGAATCCCACTGGCTACCTCAGCCTCACTCGCTTATATTTTGTTGCCCTGGTGGGACTCGAACCCACATTACTACCTGATTAAGAGTCAGGACCGGAACCAATTACGGATACAAGGCAATTTTAGTGGAGCCGACGGGTTACGATCCCGTTCCTCTGGATTTTCAGTCCAGCGCAATGACCACATCTGCCACAGCTCCTTGTTATGTTGGGTGTATGAGGAATTTCGAAATCCCGACCTCTGGCTCCACAAACCAGTGCTCTGCCTCTGAGCTACACACACCATATATGTAAACGAAAAAACCCAAGTCTTTTGAACTTGGGTTTCTGTTATTTATTGTTATTGTTTACAAAGTCGTCAAATCTTCCGAAAACAAACGCAATACTTTTCCAGTACCAAGTTCTGATTTATTGCTAAACCATTTGCTCGATTTACTAAAATGTTTATGTGTATTATTTGTTCTCATTAGTTCTTATATATTATAGTTGTTGTCTTTCCTTTTGTTATAGGATACAAATATAGTGAAGTTTTTTATTTCTACAAATTTTTTTAATGTTTTTAAGAAAAATAAAATTCGGATTCGGTAGTCTGGTAACTAAAACTTTTAGATTTTTTTAAAATACAAATCTGCCTCTGCATGTCTTCTTAATACTAAGCCTTTTAAAACTTTATTTGAAGCTTTCGTCCACTTTAAAAATTCATCTTTTATAGTTTCATCATTTGGGTTAGCATTAACCTTTTTCAATAATGTTGATGACTTTAAGTTTGCTGGACCCAAATTGTAACAAAATGATACAAGTGCATCAAATTGATTTTGTGTTATAGAATCAGTTGTGTATGAGTCAACGTATTGTTCAAACTTTTCCAAACTTTGTTTTAACATTTCAACTGCTTTTTGTTCAGTTATTGGTTTGTCGTTTAGTGTTACCTTTTTACCATTTTTGTAAAAAGTATTGCCGTAGCCGATTGTTGGTACATTTGCGGGACATAGGTATGGTTTTAAGCTTAGTCCTTCGAATCTTTTTATCAATTCGATTCCTTTGTCGGATGTTTTAGTCGCTTTCATATTAGAATTTATTTTTACCACTTGCGTATTTTACACCTACTATTGTTCCTATTATTGAGAACGCGTTTGTAATAAGTATACTAAGTGTATTAGACCATGCGGGTCCTATAATATATGTGTCTTTACCAGTGAGTAGGGCTGTTATGTATAGTGCTGTTGTTGCGATACCTGCACCTACTATAAGCATTAGTGCTACTTTGACTATATTACTTATTAGTTCGGTTTCTTTCCTCTTTTGTAATATATTTAGATCATATTCTGCGGTTTCTTTGGCAGTTATGGCATCCTTTTTCGAAAGTTCTGCATCACTGAGAGCTTTTCTCAACTCCTCACTTATTCTTTCGTTCTCTTCTTTCCACTCGGTGAGTTCTTTGTTTTGATCCTCTATGAGTTCTTTACTTTTTTCAGATTCTACGAATGCGTTTTTTATATCATTCATTAGATTTTCTCTCTCCTCTGCGGCAGTGGTGAGTTCTTTGTTCTGTGATTGAATCTGTTTTGTTATTTCAAGTCTTTTCTTCCTACTGGATTTATCTTTATCTGTTGCGGTTTTTATATAGTTCACAAAATCAGGATCCTCTCCTTCGGTGTCTATGACCTTAAGTATGTTTCCTTCCAGGTGTATATTTTTTTCCTGAGCTAGTTTTAGAAGGTCCTTTTTTGTGTCTTTACAAAGTTTCATTATCTATATATCTTGAAGTTTGCTGTCCTGTTAACGTAGGATGGATAGTCTTTTTTGAAGTCTTCTAATCTAGGTTCGATATCGTCGTTTTTTATTATCCAGAATTGTGCACCTGCTTGTAAAGCTTTGGCTTGTTCGGTTGCCTCATTACTTGATGATATTATACCGATAACGACGTGGTTACCGTATTCGAAGTTTATTCTTCTTATAAGTTCAATTCCATCAAATGTAGAACCGATTATATTTAGATCCACAAAAACACATACAGGTCTTCCCGTCGGATTTTTGTGCCATTCTGAAAACTTTGTACCTGCCTCATCTGCACTATTTATACACTCTAATGTGAGTGATATATCTAAAAGGCTGCAGGCATCCTCGAAAACTAAGTGGAAAAGAGACTCATCATCCACAAGTAGTATTGAATCAATCATATCAATCATTTGTATTGTATTTTATTTTTATTTTGGTTCCTCCTTTTTCAAGTTTTTCACATGAAACCGTGAAACCATGTTCTTTTAGTATAGCTATACATATGTTCAGGCCAAGTCCCATACCAGATTCTTTTTGTTCTACCTTTCTCGCATATGGTTTTGAATATTTATCAAACTCTTCCTGTGTGAGACCTCTACCGTTATCTTCTATTGCTATTGTGTCACCATCGGGGTATATCTTAACTACACGTGTTGGACTGTCGTTGTATTTTATACCATTTCTTATTAAGTTGTCTACTGCTGTACAGAATAGTGACTCATTAACATTTATGCTTGGTAAATCTTTTGACAATAATACAGAGTCTTTGTAAGCTGTAGATTCTAGGTAATTGTCTAATATCTTGCCTATGTTATGTGTTTCTTTTTCGAGAACACTATCTTTTTTTACGAGGTTGGTGAATTCGTAAACACCTTTGTATATCTTTTGTGTCTGTGTTAGTCCTTCTTTAAGTAACCTTATGGGTGCTTGTAATTTGTTGTCTTTTATTAGTTCTGGTGTTAGTCTTCTTATTAGTGAGTTTATTCCTTTTGGAATATAGGTATTTATACCTGAGTGCATATCGTGTCTAAGTATCTTTGCGGCGTGTTCTAAATATGTATTCTTCTTTTCTATTTCAATCGAAGTTTCTACAATCTTAGTAACATCTTGTCTTATAGATGTGAATCCGATGTGTTCGTTGGTCTCTGGATCAAAGTTGGCTTTTATGTAGGTATCAACATAGTAATGATCACCGTCCTTTGTTTTATTTGTGACCACTGCGTTCCATATTTGTCTTTTATCTATTGTGATTTCATACATATTTGCCCAAAAAATTTTATCATGTATACCAGAGCTAAGTATTTTATGATCTTTCCCAATCACCTCTTTTTGTGACCATCCTGATACAGCAGTGAATTTCTCGTTTACGTAAATTATTTTCCCTCTTTTATCTGTTTTGGATACGAGTGATGCAGTATCCATAAACCTTTCTATCTCCATTAGGTTTTTCTGTATGTCATTTCCGTCTGCGATTGACCAAGCGAATGAGTAGAGTGATGAAAGTACCTGTGCAAAGTTTACTTCGGTGTCTAACCACTCCCTTCTTTTATAACTCTCTATACATATCACACCAATAGTCTGTCCCCTGAAAAATATTGGAACATCTAACATAGATTTTATATTGTTTGGTCTGAGATAACTATCAGTGAAACATTTAGTTGCGTGGTGACTATCTGCGTCATTTGCAATTATAACTGATTTGGTTTTTAGTTCTTTGAAATATGGTATACAATCATCGTACCATAAGTTTCCACCCGATGTCCATTTACCATCTTCGTACATCATATCTAGTTCGAGTGATTTATTCTGTTCGTAGTATAACCATATTCCACATCTATCTACGTCTAATACCTCGGTGACATCTTTTGTTAGTAGTGTGGCACATTGAACTAAATCACCTTCATAAAAAGCGGGATTGTGTGATTGATTTATCAGTGTAAGGTTTATTCGGTCAGTGTATTCGTTTAGACCTTCGGCCTCTTTAGCTCTTCTCAGGTGGTCTCTGACCATACGGTAGAAGAATGGTAACATAAATATAAAACAAGCGACCTCAATCAACTTTGCAATTGGTGAAGTTTCTATAATTCCGGTCAACATAAGTGTCTTAGTGGTTATGTATGCCAATGACGATAATGTTGTTAGAATTATGTTCAGTAACGTGCTTTTACAAATCATTCCTTATATATAAAAATAAGGAATAAAAAAACCGGTCATAATTGACCGGTTTTTTAGAAGTTGAATTTTAGAAGTTGAATATAAGTTTTCCTAGCTTTATGGCTTTAGATTCTAAGTCACTTAGTGTTGTTTTATTGGTTACTATTAAGTCGGCTTCAAATTTTGTTATTGTAAAAGAGTTTCTCTCTTTTTTCTCTCTACCTTCTGCATCCACGTATATAATTACGTCAAAAAGATCTTTGGATGCTAGAAACTCATCATGATCTCTCATACCTACATAACAATCAACTATTGATGTTATCTCTTTTGCCAATCTAGCTCTATCTGGATCGTTATAATCTCTGATCATTTCATACCATTTTTCACGGTGATTTACTCTATCTTCAAAACATTGTTCTAATGTTTTGTATCCGTGTTCCTCTTTTAGTTTGTCAAATATAAATATCTCATTCGCTGCATGTGAGGACGACTTAAAGGTCATTCCAAAATGTTTAGTGAATAGTTCAGCTAATGTGTCTTTACCGTGTCTTGCATTTCCAATAATTAGTATCTTCGGCATCTTCTTTTTTCGGTTACTAGTCAATTTAGCTAATTTGGCATGTAGACAATCAATCTCTTCAAAACTTAGGTTAGCTTTTTTACCGTTGATGTCTATCGTACATGCAACTACATTTCCCTCAATGTATCCTTTATCAGAGTCTATCCTGTCGAATGATCTAGCATTTACTCCGTCTTCTTGAAAAGTAGAACCTGTATAGTAACATGTTTTATATTCGAGAAGGTTCCTTACATACTCAAAACTTAGGTTGAAGTCTATCTTCCTGTCCTGTGAACTTTGATATATGTTGATTAATTTTTTAGCAACCTCTACGTCGGTAACTAAGTTCTTTGTGTTATTTTTCTTACTCATTTGTTTTGTGTTTTTTAGCCGCAGAAAACATCGGTAACTACACCGTTTCTGGTTCTGAAATTGAGTCTTCTATCGTTTACACTATATTCAAGTATAAAAGCATTTCCGTCCTCTTCGACTATTCTGGTTGTAAATCCACCTTCTTCTGCATATGTCTTGGCATCGTCGTGTGTCTTCCCAACATATTCATTTTTGGTTATCAAACCGTTGTTTCTTAATGGTGTTCTTTCCATATACATTTATTATTTATATTTGTCCACTTAGTTTCCTGTGGTAGTAGATTATCGATTCATTGAACGCCTGTGTCGTCTCGTTTGATACCTCGAACGATTCACGCTCTTCGTTGGCCTCGTCGAATAAGTAGTTGAATAGGCCCTCTGCGGTCCAAGCATTTACGATACCATCCGTGTTTGTGACCCTATGAATGCTAAGTTCTTGTAGTAGGTCTTGGTAGAGACCTATACTTTTGTGTCTTATACAATTGCGTGGTACTATCCATTGTGCGCCGGCTGAGAAGTATATCTCTGGTGCGGATCCTTGTAGGTATTTCGAGTATATTCCCTTACAGAGACCGGTCCAGTCGTGTACGAGGTTTTCATCCTGTGTGTCGCAACCGTTGAATGCCGGTTCTCGCATATTTTTGTAGTTGTGTTTCCTTATGTCGTCGTTTATCGTCTCTGGTGTTAGGTGTGAGTGGTAGAATGGATCTCCCTGTAGGAATATTGTGTGATCTGCAATTTTTTCGTAGTTTTCGACTATATGATAAATAAATGTATGTGCTTCTCTTCCAACATTTGGTAATTTTATTACCTCAATATTCGGATTATTGGTAAAGATATTTCTATCACCTTTGTTATAAACAATTATTTTATCTACCGAGTTTATATTATTTATCCATGATATGTCTTCGTTATAGACTGCGATTATCAACTCTTTTTTCATTTTTCATTTTTATTTTTTAGTCTAACAACTTATCTAAGTTGTTCTCTCTGATGAGTCCCGATTCAAAGTAGATATTATCGATTGCTTTATTTAGATTCGTCTTACTCTTCTGAATTATAACGCTCTCAAAATCCTTCATCGTTTGTGTGTAGATTTCTTTGTCCTCGAAGTAGTTCCTTCCACTATGACCGTATGTGAATGAGAATCCTTCTTCATCTATCTCAATCTCGAGATACCTATCGTCACTATATCCCGAAACCTTTCCTGTCTTCAATTGTTTTACGTCCCTACAGTTTATGTATATCCTGTCCGCTCTTACGTCCATTGTAGTTCCGTCCTGTTCGATAATCTTTTTTATGAATGTAATCATTGTTTGGCTGGTCATTTGGTCATATGGTGTCCTATATACAGACTCTCTTGCCGGTACACACTTATCACTTTCCGTGATTTTCTTCATTTCCTTTACAATCGCCTTAGCGACTTTCTTTTTGATTCCTTTCTTCATTTTGGTCCCATTCCTTTTTCGTTAATCTCTCGAAGTGCTCGGTTCACATCTGCAAAAAACCTGAAAACCCTGCCAAATAAACGTCCTATACTTCTCATGTCTTTTATATGTCTGTTAAAGATTTTTGTTTTTTATATATATGTCTATGAAGTATATTAAGATTTTCGAAAATGTCGTTGAAAAGACGAGTAGGTTAGATACATTGAAGAAAAGAATTTCTGAACTGAGGAGTGAAATGGTTTCAACTGAGAGTTATAAGAACTGCGAGCATCTTATGTTCGACGTTTTCGACATCACGCACACCGTAGAACCGTTCATTTATATAAGTTTCACTGAAAATGGTGGTGATAGTTCAATCAATTTGACTCCGGAGATATACGTGGATCGTGATGTGGCACCGACAGACCGAATGTTTCTGAAGCTGGCGAAGTCCGAAGTGAAGAAGTTACAAGTTCGTTACAATATGCGTGAAGATGATGGTATGTTCGGAAGTCTTCCGAAACTCAACGGTGAGCAGGTCGCGGATATCCTCGATAGGGTTGCTATGGTAAATGAAATGGGTGGAAAGGTAACCGTGGATATACAGAGTTTCTATTCGAAGCCTAGGCATTCCAGCCAAATGAGGAGCTCGAAACGCATTACTTTGGAATCAGATAGTACAGACTACAAAAAGTGGAGAGATTTCATACACGGTATGTCTTTACAAAGAAGACCTCAAATTTTGATTGAGAAAATAATGTTCACTTTCGATGTTGATATAAAAATGGAGTTCGAAGATTATAAATTGTCGGTTCCTAAGTCTGTTATTGCGGACTTTGAGCAGTTCTGTGAAGACGAGAAACTGGGAATCGATTCCAGAAGGAGGCTTGCACAGATTTTCTCGAAGGTGAACAGGTTCTTTCGGAAACAATAGTCTATGCCCACATATAGGGGTTGTATTCGTCGTCTCTTAGTAGGTCGTCTATCCTCTTATCTCTGAGATACTTCTGCATCTCTTTCCTGGTCTTGACAAATTTATTGAATGTTTCAATCATCCAACTCGGAGTTGGACTAGTATTGTTTACTAACTCGTCCAATTCATCGACAGAGTATATTTTTCTACCTAACTCAGCGTAAAGTACTATTTCTCCTTTGTCACACTTACATATGTGCATCTGTAGTTCCTCGTCAGTCGTTTCCAGAACGAAGAGTGTAGGTCCGTTCCTAAGTGGTATTACTCTCATACTAAATCATCTAAGTTTTTACGTCGTCTGTATGTCTTTTTTGAATCCTCTACGTATTTCTCTGGATTTATATAATGACCACTTTTGTATAATAGAAGTGTACCATCGTTTAAATTTTCTACGATACAACTATCACAGATTGCGATTATGAAACTATCGGTGTCGTGCATTGATCCGAAACCAGCGTGTATTATCTGTATAATTCCACCATTAATCATCTCGTTGTCGATGGTCAATGTTCTACCGTTGCGTATCTCTTCACGCCATAGAAGTTCCTCTTCGGTCTTATAAGTACCAATCTGACCGTCCATAAGTGGATCGTATGGAGTTACTTTGTCTTGTTTACAGCAGATACAATACATTCTTTTTAGGTTTAGTTTGACCAGTTTTGTTTTATGTCTTTCAGTAAGTCAGACTTCATCTCACTGAATGGCTTTGAGAAAAGGAATGCACCATTTTCTATACCGTAACATTTTGCGAGGTATTCGTCTATATGTGTCTCCGACAATTTGTCGGTTCTTTTGAATATTCCAGGATTGGCATAAGTCGCACCGTTTTCCGGATGGTTGAACCAGATGTTGAAGTTAGTGACATTGAAGATTATTTCCTCTAAAGGAATAACTCTCTTCGGTGTCTTATCTTCCTTTTTGTTAAGTATACTATCGATTATGCTTTTCATATGCCTTTAATATTTAGTCTAATTCAACTTTCTTAGTTTAGGTAAACGACCTCAAAATCTTTATTAGCCCTTTGTCCAATCAATACTTGGAAAGCCAAAAACTCGTTACGAACAGTTATTCCTGATATTTTGTCTGTCAAAAACATATTAGTTGAATTTACGTGAGTAATAAACAATCTCGTGAGCCAATGCTGCAATTTCTATCTGTGTGAGTGTCATAGTTTCTTTCTTTTTTTACAAATATAAGAAAAAATATTAATCAATACCCAGACTATCGATTTTTATTTCTCGTGTCAACGACTTCATATATGAATTTACCCTTTCTCGTAGGTCTTCATCATTTCCGTAAAGTGCTCTAACCTCGAACTCTTTGTCGGTTGAATCCTCAATTGGTTTTTCATTGTGTATGAGTAAGAAGGTGGTTTCTGAAAAACACCATTTTCTACCACCATAGTATGTACCTTTTGAGTCCTTTTTGTTCTCTTTGATTGCCTCGTCAGGAAGACCTACTTTGATAAGTGCCTTCCTGTATTTGTCTGATGGACAGAAACATTCTGTCAAAAATCCGTTGTGACGTTCGAAGTCCCATCCACACTCGGTTTTGGTGAGTCCCCAGGTATTCTCGTGTATTAAATCGAATGCATTCTCAGTGTTTTCGAACTCCAATGTTACATTTGGAAATCTCTGAACGAATATTACAGTCTTTATCATAGTATTTTTATCTGTTGATTACTTTCCTATCGGTATCGTAACGCCGACACCTCTCGAATCTAATATGATTGATGCTCGGAACAGGTGAACCTGTCCTTTTAGTGCGAGTAGACCACCCAGGCACATCCCTGCGATACCTATGTTCGGTACTGCTCTCGGTATACTTGGATCTGATACCGATTTGGAGTACATATACGAACCCATAATCGTGATTATTGAACCCGTTATTGTACTGACTGCAGCCTTTCTTATTTGAGTTCCTGGTGTCGTTGACATCCACTTCGGTTTGTAGTGCTCGTAGTATCTAACTTCGTAGTCCGACTTCTGTGACATTGCGTTAAGGCCGAGTAGTAACACGGCGATTGTTAGTATAGACTTCATAGTTTTATTTGTTAGAAAGAATCTTTGCGTTCTCTGTCATCGCTTCCATCATCTCTAGCAATGCTTGTTGTTGTACTACGTAAGCTCTTTGGAACTTTATCGAGTTCTCCATAAACTTAGTCCACTTCTCTATGTCACCTGTCATCGGATTCTGAATTCCACTGAACGCCTCGGTTGCGTTCTTTACTCCTTTGAATGGCATTTCAGGTGTCATCTTTTGCTGGAATTTCATCCAGTCTTCCATCATTTTTTCGAACATGTCGGTTTAGTTTAGTGATATTATTGTGTTTCTTGCTATTTCCCTTATTGAATTATCCGTACAATGTGTGATTACCAATACTGCGTGTTCCTCACTATCGTCCCAGATAATTGGTAATTTTATTCTATCTCCTTTTGACCACTTACCATCATCCGATGTTTCGTTAATTAGTATAACCGCTAGATATGGTTTTCTGTGGTGTGACCACTCATACTCTTCGAGTATGGTACTCAATGTGTACTCTTTATTATCCTCGGAGATTTTAAGTTCCAATTCCTGACCTGCTTTATACGAATACCAATCTATCATAGGTTTTTGTTTTTTTGTTCCGCTTCTGTCCACTTCTTTGTAAACATAGCGTATTTTATGAAGACTGGAAGTGATATTTGATGACCCATATCTTCTATTACTAATTCCACCTTGTTGTATATTCCGTTACTACGTAAGAACTCATATGATCTCTCTGGATCCACTACTTCGTCGTTCTTACCAAGTACTATAAGTATGTTTGAATCGAAATTTTTATTGAGATCATAACCGAAGTCGTCGTATCTAACACCGAATGCTGGATTGAAACACAACGCATCAATATTGTTTTTTGTTGCTAAGTAGAAAGCCATCTGGCCACCCATTGATGATCCTATGACGTGTGTAATACCTTCTGATTTGATTACTTCGTCCAATTCTTTGAAAAGATTTTGTCTCCTCATATCGTCCTCCCAGTCGATATGTGGTGCTATTACCTGTCCGAAGATTTCTTCGAGCGCTTTCACCTTTACCGGAACTGGTGAAGATTGGAATCCGTGTATGTATAGTGCCTTCATAAGACGAATATAAGTATATATTTTAAATATTAACAGAGAAAAGGCGGAAAGTTTCCGCCTTTTACTTATTTTATTCCTAATGCTTTGAGTTTCCGTCTTCCTCTTCATTGAAGTCATCATCGAAGTCTTCTTCATCCTCGTCGTCAACAGAAAGAAGAGATTTAGGGAATCCAATCTCGAAGTCTTCGTCCTCTTCAGATCCTCTATCAGTAACTTTGCTTGTGTATGAGTTTGATCCTACGAACTTGTCAAATTCTTCATCTTGTTCAAATCCTTTGTGGATCATCTTAGATGTAATCTCATGCCAGTTAAGTTCACCTGTGTATGTAATCTTAATCACACCACCTTCTGGTTTTATCTCGAACTTACCCTCGATGTCGATAGATTTGATGTCGTTGATGATTTTGTTCAACTCGACTTCTTTCTCCTCGTCCTCTTTGTTGTAATCATCACGTTTGTCTGTAATATTAATCTCGTAGAAACCTGATGTAAGTTGAGTGAAAAGAACGTCTTTCTTCAATCCTAAAAGATCTGCAATCTTGTCAGCTACGTGTTTGGTGTTCTCGTCTAATCCTGTTTCGTGTTTCTTCTCTTCTGATACGTTGAAAACAATACCGTTAGGTTCGTTTTTAGGTAACATCGTCTCTAAACGTGAGTTTAGAACTTTCAATTCCTCAGTAGTCTTTTTAATCTTTGTCTCTGCGGTGCTTAGCTCGAACTTTGTCTTACCTAATTCTCTCTCAGATTTCTCGATACGTTCTTTAAGTTCATTCACTTTTTGTTCATTCATCTTACGGAACGATTCCTCTAAATAACTTTCTGATGCAGATTTCAGTTTCTCGTTAGGTTCTGATGGATTCTCAACCTCTTCTACGATAGTCTCTACGTCTTCTTCTGAAAGGTCTAATGACTCTTCGTCGTCGCCACCGAAAAGTAAATCCAGTGCACTAAGTCCTTTCTCGGATATTTCTGGTTCGTCGAATAACGAACGAAGTCTGTCAATCGGTTTTTGGTGTTCTACTTCAAGATAGCAGATGCTACCATCCTCGTCTTTGAAAGTGAACCCGGATGTAACGAATTTGTTTGCGTAACCAGTTACATCGGCATCCTCAATCTGATTGATAAGACGTTTCAACATAGCCTCGTCTGCGATGTCTGTGTCGATTTCCTCGAAGTCTAAGGTACCCTCGTCACAGATTGTCATTTTGAACTTTGTTTTGTCGAACAAGCCTGACAATTGAGATCCGTCAATATATGCTGTCTCGCGGAAAAGCCTAACTCTTCCTTGTGTCGCCGACATAAAGCTGACGAACTTTCCTTTTGTTTTAAATTTACCAATTACTGGTGCCTTATCTTGCTTTTCGATTTGTTCTTCCATTTCCATTATGAGTAGTTTTTACAAATATAATGCTTTAAATGAAAATGCCACATTAGAGTGGCATTTTTTTTTATGCTAAAACTGTTTCGGTTCCAATATTGGCAAGTGTCTCAATCTTACCTCTAATCTCAGATAATGTAATCTGATTATAGAATTTTCCATCTTCGTAAATTACCTGTAAGATTCCTTCTTTCTCTTGGTCGAGTGTGCATTGAACACCTACTGAGTGGTCTCCATCTTCTGTTTCGTGAACCGAGATAAGTCCTTTCAATGACTTCTTAGTTCCGTCATCTGAGATTGGATCTTTGAATATGTCGTAGTTCACGCCGTTTGCTTGAAACCAAGCACCTTTAGCAGCGAAACCAAAAGTATCACGTGTGTTGTATTGGTAAGTATAGCTTCCCACTCCCAGAACAATATTTGTAGTGGCAAATCCTTTAGCAGCCAATCTATCGTAGATCTCTACTTGACGGTCAGTCGTGATAGAGTCGCCGTAGATAGCTCCAATATGTGGATCTAAGACTTTGTACCCTTGTGCGTTGATAGTTCCTCCAAAGATGTCCCATAAGCACTCAATCAATCCTTTCGTGTAGAACTCTGGATAGAAAGCTCTGTTCTCATTATCGGTCAACTCAGTTCTTCCGTGTCCACAGATAATCTCTACTGGGTCTCCAGAGTCGGGACGAATAACTAACTTACCATCACGAGATAAGATTTGGTCTTTCAGGTCGAAACAGTATCCACCTTCACTTGGTTTCGCAACTTTTGTGATGTCGAAAGTATCCATTACTACTGATAAGATACCTTTGTCGAACTTGTTCATCCAATCAATCAACATTTGTTTTTCACCAACCGTGAAGATTTTTGTTGTTGATACAGAGTGTTCAGATGCGTTTACAGAGTTGATAACAACTTCGTTCTCTGGTTCTTCATAGAAGTAACGAGCTGCTGGGATAACTACAAGTGTATCAGAACCTCTGAATGATGTAGCGTGTCCTAAGCCAGATGATACCATAGTCCAAGGATCTAATCCTCTCGCGGAGAAATCGTGTGCTAAGAAAGGAATCAAGAAAGCGTTCGCTGGGTCTGTTTTCAAGATGTATTTCACTAAGTTTCTTTTGTATTGAAGTGCAATAGAAGCAGACGTTGCTGGTTTCCAAGCTAAAGAAGAAACAATAGTTTCTAAGAATAAAGTAAGCCATGCAAATCCTTTTACTGTGTTGATGAATGTCATGTGAGGAACATTCGTGCGAGTTTCGATACCTTCTGGTAATGACTTAACTCTTACTGGTAAGTATCCTAATTTGTGAAGAGTAATGAAATGTTCTCCGTTGTACTCCATACCTAAGTATAAAGCCATATCTTTTACAAACTTCTCTGCGACATCAACTGGTTGAGCGAAGAAGTTTTCAGTGAACTCGTCGTGAATCCAACGCCAAGTCATTTGCTGGCCGAAAGAAACAATCTTGTTGATTCCTTTAGGTGCGTGTTTTGTCGAACGTGGAATCCAAGTTCCGTATAAGAAGTCGGTTCCTTCTGCAAGCATTGCTGGGTGTCCGATTTTGTACCCGTCTGAATAGAATAATGTTGTTGGTCTAAACATGATTTTTTTGGTTTTTATTTTTGGTTTTTATTATTCGTTACCTTCTAATATAAGAGTGAAACTTCGTCCTATATGCCATCTTATTTTATATTCGACAAATATATACTCGTCGAGAAATCCATCTTTATTATAGTGTTGGAAGTAACTAAATGTCATCCATTTAAGATTTTTGTTTACAATGGCATCTGCGATTTCTTTATACCCTATGATTTCATCAAATGCAGACTCGGAACAAGTACAACTTTCGGTCTCGTCAAATATCCTCAGTACAAAGTCGTTCTTAAGTGAGTCTGTCATATAGTAACAGAACAACGATATAGACTCCTCAGCTCTCGAATTGTCTATGTAGTCACTTATTGCTGAGGTAGATTTACCAATACCGAGTGAATCCTTCCTTCTATCTAATGCTAATGAATTGATGTTAACATTTACATCACGGTTAGTCATAAATATACCACCTTTCCTTATGTCATTTGCGATAGTTTCAATTATGGTATCATAATCACCACCATTTTTCAAATATGAATAAGAATTTCCTTTGTGTACTTTGAAGTACTCACTCGGATTTGGTTCATCATAATATGTAGTGTCATCCTCAATATAGACAGTGTCTTGTTGTGAGAATACAAAAAATGGTAATGATAAGATTAGTGTCAGAATTATATTTTTTACTAACATAGTTATAAAATCATATGAGTTACACATTCGCATTCCATTTGACGAAACATATTTTCAGACATTACATTTTTAAGGTCTGATGTTGAAAAGTAAACATCGATTTCACCGATATGTTTTTCACATTTATCAACATTCATTTGGTGTGATGGTGCGTTTGAAAGAAATTGAATAACCGAAGTAGTTTTCATATAGTTACCTGGTTTTAGTGTTTTTTTAGATTCCATATTTTTTATTTTTTGAGTTCCTTTTCCATTCGGTTTGCTAACCAATCATTTTGTGATTCTTCTTCTAAGACTCCACCTAAGAAGATAAATAATATTCCTGGTAAAGATAATAAAAAAGATGGAATTGTAAGAATCATTCCAATAATTCTCATAGTCGCACCTAATATATTCATAATATTTCTCATATTTCGTATATTCCGGTTTCGTCCGATTCGTCTAAAAAACGACCTAACTTTATCATTGTTTTACCGTGAAGGTAATGTGTAGATTCTTTATCTACGTTATCTAATTCGCCAATTGTGTACACTGTTCTGACTGTATCGGGTATTCCTTGTCGAGCACACATATCTGAGTATTGTTTGTACATATCCTCTGCAATCTCTTTCACCTTATCAGGTTTAGTCGTACATCCTGGATGAACATCTTCATCCATCGATATAACAATATCTTCTTTATAAATTGAGTTTATATCATCTACAATCCTTTTGACATTTTCCTGGAAAGACTTCGGAGTTTCTGAAAGAAAATGGCAGTACTTTATCCAATCTCCTGGCATTCCATCTTTTGGACATATTTTAGTGTATATAACTCCGTATTCCATTATACCGTCTGTGGTTTATTAAGAATTGTTCCTTCTAAAAGATAAACAAGATCATAAGTTGTCAAATTGTTGAGCTCGTAATATCCGAACTTTGAGTTTGTCGTGAATATTTTGTCATAGTATTTCTCCAACTCAGGGTTAGGATTCTGAACAGTCATATGTGATACTGCTAAGTAAAGTTTACCAGCATTTCTTTCTTTCAGAAGTTTAGCCAAACCAACAAAAGTTCCACCGAAAACACAGAGATCATCAATAACAAGAATATCTTTACCCTCAAAGTCCTCGTTTTCAATTACTTGTGTTAATTTGTGTGTTACTAAGTCTCTCGACTTACTCGCACTATATACTTCACCTTCGAACTTGATCTTGTCTGCTAGTTTGTTGATCCATTTGAACGACCCTGCGTCTGTTGACAGGATAACTGGCTCTTGTTCCAGGTCTTTTAGAACCTGTGATATGAATGCACTATTATCCACAACTCTGGCGTTTCTCACTCCCATACCGGTAGAGTCTGAATGTGGGTGAAATATTGTTACTTTACTGAAATTACAAGAGTTTATAAAGTCAGCAACCAATTTCAATTCAAAAGATTCATTGTCTGCGAACCTACGGTCGTGTTGTTGCTGGAACATACACGGGATGAAAAGTTCTACGTCCGTGACTCCGTTGAAGTCACAAACATCTTTTAATGATTTTATGAAGAATAAATCCTCGTATGAATTTATCCTCTCTACAATCTTTGGATTGGTGAAGTCTTGTACCTCTGCATAAATCCCACCATCGGGATATTTTTTTCTAGTATATTTCATACTACTAATATACGGATTTTTATATATAGTTGATGCGATATTTAAAGATTTTCGAGAGTTTTTCTGAGAACAAAGATGTTCAGGATCTATGGAAGATAAACCCTGAAGATAACATACACCTGGTGATATCTTGTTTAGAAGAGACCGGTCTTTACGGAGTCGCCGACTACGAGATATTCTACGCAGTGTTAGAGACTGTCGAGATGAGACGTGCACCAGGTTTGCCTTCATACGGAAGTAAACATTTTCGTGCATGTTTCGTGCAGGATACCGAAAAGTTACGTACTGATGATATCGCTGTGTCAGAGTATACGATGTACATCAAAAAACTTAGGAAGAAAGGTCCGAGTGAATACTTTATGCCGATTATTGAGGTTTCACTAACCGGTCTCGACGACGAACATGAGGAGCAGGTCGCCGAATTCGGTCGCATCTATGGTGAAAGATTCAGAGAGTTATTCGGTGATGTCTATAATGTAGAAGAGAGTGATTGGGACACAACAGACGGTTATAGTATCAGACTACATATGGTTATCTAAGTATCGTCTCCAACATCTTATCTCGCCACTCCTGTGTTCCAGGAACTAATAACTCGTATTCCATAAGCCACTGTTCTGTGGTTAGTTGACTCCTTATCTCTTGTTCATGTTCAACCCAGTATGTTTTCCAGTCCCAGGTGCCAATCGCGGTCGATCCAGGATTTTTATCATTGCGTTTTCTCGCCCAGTCAAATACCGTTTCAAAATTACCTTCTCTGTCTGGAAGACCGGCAAGTACAATCTTCGTATTAGTCCTTGCGATAAGACCAGGAAACGTACCAGCTATTAAATCTAATCCATAAAATTGAATTCCGTCCACTATTAGAAGGTCCGGACTCACCAAAAGTTTAGACATATCGAAAACTCGAATTGTACACCCGTTTTCAAAACTTATAACTGCCGTAGGTTCTGGATCGTTATTTTCATTTACTTCACGAATACCAGATTGTCTATGATAAGGACAATTCTGAATTGCCTTCATTATTTTATGTGTCGCTCCACGTACGTCCTTTGTTACAAACATTATACTTTTATCCCAGCTGTTCGCTAAATAATGTGTAACATAAGTCGCCAACACCGAAGTGGTACCTATCTGTCTGGCACAACTCAGAACATTCATCTTATTTGACTGTATCTGTCGGAGCATCTCAAATTGGTATTCACGGCTTTGTGGTAGAAGACCATTCATCATTTCAGGGAGTGTTTTGTTCCTTACTATATCTTGTAGTTCGTCATTGGTGTGGTTCAATACAATTGAAGAACTTCTTAGTCTATAAGATTCACCAAAAATCTCAACATTGGTGTATGGTTCAACGGTGATATCTTCACCATCGTTGAGTAAATTAAGTAGCTTCATATCTCGTTCGACTGCTTTCGGGTCTTCGAGCCAGTTTCTTACAAGTTTTGTTGTCCAGTTCATGATGGAATGTTTAACTCCTCGTAGAGTCCGTAGTATACTGGTGATCTTTTGAGTATGTTCATCATTTCTTCTGCCATATTGGCGAGTTTCATAGGATCTGGACTTAGTTCTGGTTTAGTTATACTTTTACCAGAACAAAGTTCCTTTATGTCTGTCTTAGTAAAGTATACGTCGAAAGTACCAAACTGGTCTTTGGTGTTTACATATCCTTTTTTACATATTTCTGTGAACATCGACTCGTTTATGATTATGGTATTTTCCATTTTAGTTCTTTTTGTTTTTGTATATATCGATAGTGACTTTGTTGGTATTTGTCATATAATCATTATGGGTATAGATTTTAAAAAAGATTTTAAATTCATCGCCAAACCAGATGAATATTATTTAGAATTAACTGAGGTTGTAATCGAAGGTGATTACACTGAATGGCAACCAAATGCATTTATTTATGACGGATGGGGATTTTTCAGAGGACTTACAATGGTTTCATATAGAGGATATGATGGTGAATTACCAAGAATGGATGGTGATACTGCTAGTTTTTCAGAGTTTTATATTTATTATAAAGATGAAATATTAAGTGAGGAAACTAAATATGTTGATTTACTTAATCTCATTAAATCTGAAGAGAGAGATTCGAAAATAGATGAAATAATAGATTAAAAACAAAAAGAGGCTTTATGCCTCTTTTTGTTTTAGGTTATACTGTCCGGTATACTCAATACCAATTATTATTATTATTATTATTATATATGAAATAATCATTTTGTTCGTGAATAACAAATGGTTGTGATGGTTCGGTTATATTCATTGTTACTGGTTTACTAAGGTTCTTTATTATTTTACCTTTTTTCCTCCACCATCTAAGTTCTGCAGGTTGACTGGATGTTGCACCCGGTGTATCCGATGTATCCGCACCTGGCATTTGAAAAGAAACCGAAACACCATTTGATACAATCATTGGTTGTATAGAAGTTTGAGGTTGTGTCAAACTATTATTAGGTGTTGCCGTCTGATCATAAAATGTGGTTAGATATCCTGATGCTGTTCCTACGAAAGAATAGATAGTTGTTAAATCTAATGAACCATCTGTGTTAAAACCTATATCCATAAGTGCGTCATCATATGATCTCCTTATCTGAATGGCTGGTCCACTATATGTTGCCGATATTCTTTGTAAAGAATATAAACCAGGGATTTCAGTAGTAGTTATATCACCTGGTAATCCTATAATTTCATCTTCATCAAACAATCCCCATAAAAACACATTCAAACCATTTGCGTATATTGTTGCATTAGGATTAGCATTAAACGTCCAATTTTTATTTATCAAACTAGTATAATTAGAGTTACTTAATGAGGTTCTTCCATTGTTAGACATAAAAGTACCATTTGATAAACCATTTGTGTTAAGATCTTGTAAAATTTGATTATTTGTAACAGAACTAATACCTGTGTTATAAACCATATACAAATAAGTTAAACTAGATAAACCAGCACAATTGAATGTAGTCAGAGTTGTAATATTCCAAGTCTGAAAATTTAAACTAGTTATTAAAC